AATTTTAATATCAGGTAAAGCAGGATTAACATCACTCCATTTGTCATAAGGGTTATCTATCCAAGTTCCATCTTCTAGGGCAATCTGTGCAGTAAGTGCTTTACCTAAATCTGACTTAGAAATATCTAAAAGCTGGCCCTTTTTTGAATTAGCTACAACAATACCGTCATAACCTACTTTTATTTCTGTAAGCTCTACGTTATTGCTATTACAAAACTCTAACTCTTTTGGTTTCATGCGAGATGACGCATTACCAATATCAATAAACTCTGTACCAGTACCTTCACATACACCTTTTTTCCCTACTGACGAACCACCAGATTCAACCACAGGAGTTTTATACATAGGATTATTACCTAATTCTTCTGCAATAATAGTTGCAAAAGGTAACACAGTGGAAGAACCAGCAATGCTAACATAATCTCTTGCATGTAAAACATTTGTTACACCCAATGTAAAAAATGTAAAAAGTAAAATATTTTTTATTTTCATTATTTATATCCTCCACCTGCTTTTTTATAGGCAGAGGCCAACATTTGAGCTTTACGTGCTGACCACTGCCCTGCACCACCACCTTTAGTACCAGCTTTTATTCTGGCAAACTGACGTTTACGCATGGCTGGTTTAGTATAGTTTCCAGCTTTGTTTACCGTAGACTTTGTTTTCGATTTCACTGCGACTTATCCCTATATCTTTTAGTTCTTGATCATTCATATTTTGTAGCTGCCAGTACGCTACTTTACGCTGTTGACCTTCTTTAATAAGGTTTATTAGTTTTCTAAACATGCACTATCTCCTTCTTGTTGTGCCAGAGATAGTTATAACATATTTAGTTATAACATAAAATAGTTAAAAATGCAACCCTGTTATGCATTTCTTTAACCACCTTAAAACCATTATTGTTGTTATAATTTGCAAATATACAAAAAAGATACTTACAGTATCAAACTCTTTTACGTTCACACCTATGGTCGCTAATGCTCCCATTGTTATTATCAGCAGAAGCCAACAAACCATAGGCAAGATAAATAGTATCAAGATATTATGATAAAACTACACGAACAACTGTGCTAGAACTTTCTGCACGTCTGTAATTTAAGATAGTAGAGTTACCTACTGCTTTAGGAACTATAAAACTGTGCGCTCCCGCAGGTATCTCTATATCATTATCATCTACATCAGCTTCTGCAGAACCAAAGTTTATATCTAGCTTGTGGCTAGTTTCTATAAACACTACACTAGCGTTAGTGCAGTCTACATGAGTTGTATTAGTATTACTTAGGGTGACAGCAGTTTGTACTGTCCACCCCAAGTTCTCACCTATAAGACCAACTTGATCAACCATTGGTAACTCCTAACTTATGTAAATGGAGTTGCTGCAGTACCATCACCAAAGAGGTGTCCAGTTACAACCCACTTAGAATCAGTGATACAGGTGTACTTGATCATGCCACCAATAAAGCGTCCTTTGGTATCACCGTCAGCTACGATCTGATGATCTGCTGCAGCAGGTACGACAAACGCTAGTGTGTCAATGTTCTCGTTTAACGCTGCTAAACCACCCACTTCATCCTTGTCAATTAAAGTGACCATACCTTGCAGTGTATCTGCACTGGATGCTGCATCAATCTGCATTGTTCCTGTAAATGTTGTACCTACATGAAACTCATATGTGAGTCCTGCTGCTGCTGCAGGTAGTGTTACAGTAATACCAGCAGCGCGATTGAGAGTAAATATAGTTCCTGACTCTGCTGCTGTTACTGTCTTAGTTGAATCAGTGATACTAGTTATCGCTGGTTTGATAGTAGTAAGGGTAATAGGAGTCTCATAAACTTCAATACCCTCTTGTTGTGTTGCTGTTTGTGACATCTATTTGTCTCCTTTGCCATAGAACATACCAGACTTACGGTAGTCCTTGTTTCCCTTATTAATCATGCCGCCTCTATTCTTGAAGCCCATTTTATTTCGTACCCCTGTAGGTAACTTAGATAAGCCTTTACCTTTGTTACCCTCTGGTACATCTTTTAAAGAACCACCTGCAGCCATACCTGCCATAGGCTTTTTGTTAGTTGAGAGAGGTTGTCCTTTACGCATCTCCATCATACTACGCTGTCTTTGTTGATCAGCTTGTGTAGGGTTGTACATCATATCGCTGTTACCCTTTGACTAGCTTATAGCCTTTGGCTTTAGCTGCAGCACGAATGTTAGGTAATGTCATCCCACCCAGCTTTCCACCCATAGCGTAACCTTTCTTCATTTTACCGCCACGAGCCATGCTTTTCTTCTTCATAGTCATGCCACCGTTAGCCATCTTCTTTGGCATCTTGCCACCTTTAGCCATACCTTTCTTCTTCATCTTGCCGTTGGTCTTACCACCTCTAGCCATACCCTTCTTTTTCATCATTGCCATAGTTATTATTCCTCTTTGTAAAGATTGTTGAACACTCGTTGCGTATCCCAAACGTATTCCACGTCTTGCTTGGAGTGATATATGTTTTGGTTAGGCTTAAAGTCAGGAGCACCTTGTCCTGTTTCAAACCAAGCTGGGTGAGTTACTCTCACTCTATTGTTGGGTAACGCAACTATGTTACCAGTATATTCTCCTGCATCTAACAACTCAAGTACGTGACTCTGCTTATGTTGCGCTGGGTCATCTGCTATTTCACTGTCAGTGTAATCGACAGTAAAGTAATACTTGGCAGGATAAAACTCTCCATCTATCTTTGCTATCCACGGTGCAGGGGTAGCTCTGTCTATGACGTACACACTGTGATAGTGTGACATACAATCCCACGGTTGTGCTAAGTGGGGTGGTAATTCTTCAGGCCACTCTTCTAATGGCGTATCTGCTACTAGTGCTGTCAAGGGCATCCTAGCCCACATCGCCCCTCCGTGTACGTTCTGCTCGTCTTCCAAACCGTCTGACTCGCACCCGGTAAATATCACTTGGAAACTTAGTGTCCTGTTGGGCATTGTCGTCACTGCTACTACCATAGCGTGAAGAAACTCGTTGTGATATTCTTCTTCGTTCTTTGTGTACTCTCTTCTTACCCATGCTTTAAAATACGGTATGTTACTTTGAAGATACGGCATCTCTTTCCTTTCGCAATCTTTCTTTAGCTTTTTTAGCTATCTTGACAACTTCAGTCTTACCCATAACTTTAGCACGTTGTTCCATCACTGTCAAGATTTGTATTTTCCTTGCGAAAGGTTTCTTTGACTTTCTTACTCTTGCTACTGTGGCTCTAGCGTCTGCTGGCGTAGCAAACTTTATAGGTACAGTATCTTTAGGGTTCTCATCTGTGTATAACCTACGACCTGAACCTTTAGGCTTTTTACCTGTGCCTACTTTAGGGTCTTTCTTTTTGGTAGGCATTATACAGATATATCCACAATGACACCTTGATCCACTTTAGCAGTCTTGTAGAAGTTAGCGTTCTGTAACATATTCATAACTAACTGATGCATCTGTTGTTTCTTATACAAGTTATTTACTGAGCGTTGGGTACGCTCTATGTCCTTCTCAACACGGTCTACCCTCCTAGCTTGACTCTGTATACGATAGTCATTTAACACATAGGGGGCAGGGTTTACGTGATGAGAAGGGTTCGTTGATACCATAAGTCTAACACTTCCATCTTTTTCTGGCTTGTCTTAGCCTAGAGTTAGGATCTTTGGCAGCTTTAGGGAACTTCTTCATCTGCCCAGCGCTTCTAGCACAGAAGGACTTTCTACGCTTTGCATCTTTGCTACCAGGTTTAACTTTACCTGTCACAGCAGTCTTGAGTTTACTGCCGGGGTTCTTTCTTCGATAAGCTGCCACACCTTTTGCTGTCATACCTGCACCTTGCTTGGTAGGACGGAAGTTCTTTTTGTTTCTAGCTGGCATCTTATCAGCCATACTGGGCCATCCTATGTTGCAGGTTTAGTATCAGGCATTGGTACTTTAGTACAAGCGGCTGTAGCGAAAGAATCAGGGTATGGTTTACTAGAGTTAAGCATTTCTAGCTGAGTCTGCATAGATGCCTCACACAATTCCATACTTGTGTACAAAACTTGATCGGATGCTACTTTAAAATCACCACCCATTATTAATACAAGAACCATTACATACATATTTAGCCATACTTTCTTTTTCTGTCAGGGTCTAACACTTCGTGTCTCTCTAAATACCCTTCTAGATACATGGCTCTCTCTACATGATCCAGTGTATACCACTCACCAGTATTATTGCGAATAGCTTCTCTTACGTAAAACACATCCGACTTAGGTATGTGTGCCTTCTTCATAGCATACGAGTTATTAGAGGCTAACGCACTGTAAAAATCCTCTATAACACTTTCACTTTCACATAGTTGTACATGTTTCTTCTTCATTGTCAACACATATTTAACTTAAACTGGGAAAAAGGTGTTACAAGCAGCTATAAAGTACAAGGAGAGAGGAGACACATGGGAGGAGCAGTACCCTATTGCGCTTGTAACACTGGTAGTTTAACTATAGTTTATTATTATTATAGTTATAAGATAATATTACCACAGTTTACGTTTAGTTGTCAATAGGTTTTATTATATTTATTTAATTAATCCCTAGTTTAACTATATGTTTAACTATTTTATAATCGATTTATAATTGTTTTAACATTAAGTTTAACTATACTACTTCTACTTCGTAGTTTTACACACTATTCTATATGTGTCAATCCCTAAAATACACTATCGTTGTGTAATAATTAGTGTGTGTTGCTGTTTGAACACAGTAAAACTAAAAACCTCGTGTGTTGCAGAGTACATATACATATACGGTATACCCCCCTGCGGCCCTCGCCCGACCTCGATGTCGCTCCTAGTCTTTGAAGTGTCGTTTTTTGTCTATGCTTTGTTGTCGGTTTTGTCTTTTTTGTTTGTTGATGCTGTATTCTGCTAGTAAAGTATTGTTTTTGTTATACTTCTTTACTGATATGCTGTCAGTGCATGGGAAAAATGTGGGAAAATCAGTCTAGAATTGAACAGGTGTTCATTTATCAAAGTGTGGATGCACAAAACACAAAAGCAATACAATTCCAAACAATCATCAAAAGCAATGCTGTATTCTATCCCTATCCCCATTGTGTCATTGCCAGATATACACCCCATAAAAAAAATGCATATTAATCAAAAAAATTTATCATATGTCGCAAAAATCTATCGATGTGTCGCAAACAGACAATTGAGCAGCTTAATTATGTGAGCATGTGCTTTTTATGATAATTAAAAATAAAGGCTGTATATAATGACAAAGCAAATATCTAAAACACCATATGAAGATCTAATCCAGGAACAGCTTTTGGCTTTACTTAATAAGCTATGGAAAGATTACCGCACAAACAACAACACGTCTAAGAGGGATCAAGTATAATGACTAATTGCAAAAACACAAAACCATCAAAAGCCACTTGTCTATCGTTTCACATATCAAACAATCGCTTCAAAGCTTACAAAGATAAATCACGTAATGCTATGTTAGATATGAAAGCCCATTGCGATAATGATACTTTCATTACTGAATGCAGAACAAAAGCAAAAGCAATTATTGCAAAAGCAACACGCGCCAACGGCTCTCTTAACTGGTCAATACTTCCTAAGCTTATAGGTCAAAACACTAAGATATCAAAAGATGTGGCAAGCTTAGATACTGACCTTGAAATATGGGGTCTATCATTAGCACCTCACTTCATAAGCGGTTTCAATACGTGCAATGGAATGTCATTAGGCTGTGCTGAAGCTTGTCTTATGTTTACAGGCATGGGTCAAAAATTTATGATTGCTGCAGACGGTGACCATAAGGTTGCAATTGCGCGCATTGTTAGAACTGTCTTATGGTTTAAATATCGTGACCAGTTCAAAGCTAAACTATTAAAAGAGATTAGCAACAAAGCTAAACTATTAGCTTCAAAAAATATTGCTATGGCATTTAGGCCGAATGTATTTAGTGAGATAAAGTTCGAAAAGCTTTTCCCAGAATTGTTTGAGCTATGTGAGCAACTCAATATCCAATGCTATGATTACGTTAAAGACATCAATCGCATTGTCGAAAACCCTATTGGCCCTAAGTATCATATGACTTTTAGCCTATCCGAAAATAATGCTTTGTTTATTCCAACGGCGTTAAAACACGGCGCAAGTATTGCTGTAGTTACTGACATCCCTACAAACAAAACAAAAAACCGTAAAGCTTACAAATACAATCCACCCTCTAAGCTTACCATTTCTGGTATCACTCTTGATACTGTGGACGGCGACCAACACGACGCTAGGTTTTTAGACACTAAACGCCAAGCTTTCGTTGTACTACGTGGCAAAGGCCAAGCCATTAAGAGCGACACTACCAGCTTTATGCAACGCATATATAATGCAGCATAGGAGAGAATATTTTTAGGGTAGCATTGAAAACCATCTCTGTGCTACCATATGAATATTAACACCATGTAACTAAAAAGAGAGAGGACTAATAGTCATGAATGTATTAAGTTTATTTGATGGCATGAGTTGCGGCCAAATTGCACTTGATCAACTAGGTGTACCAGTAAAGAATTACTTTGCTAGTGAAATAGATAAGTATGCAATCAAGGTAGCAAAAGCAAATTATCCAGATATGATACACTTGGGAGATGTACAAAGTATTAAGACAAGTGGCGATTGTTTACTTGATGATTTTGATTGTGGGCATAAAATTGATTTGCTTATAGGCGGGTCACCTTGTCAGGGTTTTAGCTTTGCTGGTAAGAATTTAAACTTTGAAGATCCACGTTCTCAACTATTCTTTGAATACGTGCGACTGCTCAAAGCATTAAAGCCCAAATATTTCTTGCTAGAGAACGTCAGGATGAAGAATGAAAGTATGGAAGTTATTAGTGAGATGCTAGGTGTTGAGCCTATTGCTATCAACAGTAACCTAGTAAGCGCACAGAACAGGCATAGACTATATTGGACAAACATTCCTATGGATGGTTTGCCTGATGATAGAGGCGTAATGCTCAAAGATATTTTAGAGGATGGTATAACTGATCGTGACAAGTCGCATTGTATAGATGCAAACTATTTCAAGGGTGGTAATCTCAAGTCATACTTTGAGAAGCATCGTAGGCAGTTAGTGTTTAGTAAAGATGGTATGTGTCATGTAGGTGATGCTGATCTAAGTGATAAGTATAACTATGTGAATAGAGTATATCACCCTGATGGCAAAGGGCCATCTCTTGTGGCCTCAACAGGCGGTCATTTACAGCACAACAACCACCTGACATATGATGAAGGGCTAACCTACCGAAAGCTAACACCTACTGAATGCGAGAGACTACAAACTGTGCCTGATGGTTATACTAATCACGTCAGCAACACACAACGATATAAAATGTTAGGTAATGGGTGGACAGTTGAAGTTGTTAAACATATCTTTAAGAATGTCGCAAGTGATAATTAAAATGTCGCAAATGGTGGTTCAAGTATAGTTTTAATTTGCTATACTTGGGCTATAAATAAAAACCAAACATGCATATATAGGAGACACAATCATGTTTATATTATTCGCAACCAAGCCTTTAAATGATGGCACAAACGGTTTTCGTTTTAACTTTGCGGGGATCAAAGGTTTGACCCGAAAGCGTAAGCCTAACCGCAAAGACAGCAGTCGTGGCTATAAGATAGTTACTGGCGATTGTATGACACAATTACACTTAGGCAGACGTAGTATTTATGTAGAGCATAAGCCTAACCGTCAAACCAAGCGTAAGCTTTGCCACTTTGCAGGGTAATTTTAACGCCCCCTTAACTGGGGGCATAACTTTTTTAGTGCACTTAAAGTAGGACAGAATGATGCAAGAAGAATTAAAATTAGACCATGAACCTAGTCTTAACCATTGGGCAAAACTTATAGCTGATGATGATATAAAAACAGGCTACCACACAAGCTGGAGCCATGCCTACGAGGATGCTTGGATGGGTTTAGACGCTGAATATAACTATAGTTATGAGTACAACGGATATTGATGGATATTATACTATGACAAAACTACAGCTTAACAATAAAGAATACGCAGACATTCCTGATAGGCAATTGATTGAAGCGCTAGGTATTCTACCGATATGGGTTAAAGAGTGGGCTACACTTGGTAAGATGGCAGGATATGACATTATACAATACATGACTGAGGCGTATGGATTTGGTGATCTGTACAAGTTTGGAGGTGAAGTATTAGATGATGGCTCCTATCGTGGCAGCTATGATGAAGACCCTGACATGCCTTATGTAGGCAAGATGGATACGCCTAATGGTACGGCTTACTTTTACCAAGCTGCTATACTTGCCTTGCCTATGCCTGACGGTAAGCACTATATAACAAGGATGGATTGATGAGTGTATGCGGTGAGATTGAGATTGCAGAGTACGAGATACGCCAAGCACAAGAGAGAATACGTGCTCTGCAAAAGGAGATTGACGAACAAGCTGAGATAATCAGATTAGCTTATGAGCGAAAGACAATGCTAGAGGAGATAAAGTAATGAAGGAGACAAAGGAGCAAATTTTAGATTTTGTACGCGATCATTGGCAACACTTCGGAGCTTATCCAATGGAAGTAGAAACAGAAAATGAGGTTCTTACGTGGGATCAATATTGGTCTTACATCACAGAGGAGGAGATAAAGTAATGACAAGAGAAGAGTTTTTTAACTGGTTAAATGATTGCCCTACCCATAAATGGGAAATAACTTGCGATGAATACGGTTATGTTATTGTTTCATTCCCTACTATTGAAAAAGGAAAGGATGATTGTTGATGCAACCTGGAACTCAAGTAATCATACCGTTCTTATTAGCCTATGTGCTAGGCTTCATCTACTACATAGTAAAAGGCTTTCGTGATGCAAAGGTACGCACTAAAGATACTGATAGCAATTAGCGTACTGATTAATGTAGTACTGGGTGGCAGCAATAACCAAACGCTGTCAGCCAGAAACTATGAGTGGAAGCGTAAAGGTAAATTTAATATAGTGTTTCTTATTGATGCACTGATAGGTAAGGAGCATTGCAGGATATGTTGGACAGCATGGAAAAGAAGAAGAAACTGGTAAAGCCAAAGAACGTACAGCAATTAGTGTATCGATATCTAAAGTCAGATGCTTTCCGTAAGCTAGGTAGTGCCTCTCAGCGGGACTACTACGACTGCCTGAGTGTAATTGAAGATGGTTCTGGGCATCTCAGTCTTAAACGCTTGAGTGTACCTATTATGCAGATGCACTACGACTGCTGGATTAAGCGTGGTATATTCAGAGCCAATAAGATAGCTGCAATTATGTCTATACTTCTTAACTGGGCTATCAAGAATGAGATACCATTGTTTAACCCTATGCGATACCTAGATAAGACACCCAATCCAAAGCGCAGAGTTACATGGGAGCCAGAACAGGTGAGCCAGTTCTTATCTACAGCATACAGCCATTGGAAGTGGCGCAGTATAGGGCTGATAGTACAGATGGCCTACGAGTGGGGCCAACGTGTAGGTGATATGCGTATGCTTACTTGGGCAGCTATAGACTTCGACAAAAAGAGATGTAACCTAGAGCAAAGCAAAAGAGGCGAGTCCGTACACTTACCTATCAATGATGGCTTTATGCATGTGCTCAAGCAACAGCACGACACCTTTGGCTTTCAAGTATTGGTGGCTCCACAGATGCAGCCTAGTGATGGTGCATACAAGCCCTACAGTAAAGAGATGCTGCACGTATACGTCAATGCTGTACTAGAGGAAGCAGGACTACCAAGCTACCTGACAGCTATGGATATGCGCCGTACTGCTATCACTGAAATGGTTGAGGCTGGTGTAGATATAACGCAGATCAAACAAGTTTCTGGTCACACTAACATCAACAGCCTGACACCATACATAAAACATACCTACACTGGTGCATCAGAAGCACTAGCCCAGCGCAGTGCGTTTAAAGAGGAGAAGGAGTGATGCCATACAAGTGTAAAGAGGATAAGATAGCTTACATGAAAGTTTGGCGTAAGGCTAACAAAGAGAAGCTAGCTGTTAGACAGAAAGCTTACTATCAATCTAACAAAGAGAAGGTAAAAGCTTACAATAAAGCTTGGTATGAGGCTAACAAAGAGAAGATAAAAGCTTACAACGAGGCTAACAAAGAGAAGAAAAAAGCTTACAAGAAAGCATGGAATGAGGCTAACAAAGAGAGGCTACTAGCTAAATACAAAGCGTATAGTAAAGCTTACAGAAAGGATAACAGAGAGAAGGTAGCTGCACTTAAAGCTAAACACAGAGCAGCAAAACGCAAACGGATACCTATAAAAGTGCGTGATTGCCCTATAGAAAAGGCTCGCGTATACCAAATATATAAACTGAGTCACATGTTTACTAAAGCAACAGGTGTGCAGCACCACGTTGATCATATGTGGCCTCTTAGCAAGAAAGGCCCACATTGGAGTGGTAACTTACAAATAATTACTGCTACAGAAAACTTAACAAAAAATGCAAAGTTAAATAAAAATATTAAAGCAACAGTACGAGAGATGCTAAAGGATATAAAAGATGCTTATTGATATGGACAAGCTAGACATAGCTGAAGGTGCTAACATCAGGAGCGACTGCCCTAGATGTGGCGGTAAGAATACTTTCACTGCTACCAAGCGTGACGGTAAGATAATCTACAACTGCTACAGGTTATC